CGTAGTGAATTTAGAACCAATTTTCATTTCGTCCATGCTCCTTTTACTCCTTTCAAATAGCATCGTTTTCCATAACAGGAGCTGTAATTTTGGCGAAAAGAAAAGAGCCGTTGTTAGCGGCTCAATCCTCAATAAATCCAGTTTTCTTTTGCAAAGAACAACGGTATTGCGATAAACGCAAAGAATACTAACGCTGTTGCATCTTTGTCAATAAGTACCGGTAAGTACCCACAAATAAGTAATACTACAGCATATAGCTTGTTCTTTAGTGTTTTCATAATCCATGTCTCCCTTCAAAATTCAATGGTTTTCATAAAGGGAGATGCGTTTTTTGCGCTTAGATATCCCGTCTATCGAATACGGTTTCCCATCGTTCTTTCTGAATAGGCTTCATTTTTAATGCCCACATAATTTGGCGAACCGTTACAGTAGGGTATAGTCCGTCCGTACAAGCCCCAGCCCTCATTTCAAAGTATTCTCGAAAACCGGGATGCAAATATAAAGCGTCAGTAATCCAAGGGTCAACTTCGCTCCACCATGTACTTTTCGTCTCGGAGTCAAATCGTTGCTGAATTACTGCTAAACCTTTTTCTTCGATTTTGTATAGGGTGCAGCTATTGTAAACCGGATGCTCGCAAATATAACACTCGCCATACAAGGACAAGTAAATTTCCGGTTTGTCAAAGTGGTATCGCATATCCATCACCTATAAAAAGAAAAGAGAAAGAGCCCTCGTCAGGACTCCTTCCCCTTTGCTAATAGTCTTAATTAGTCGTCGCAGATTTGTTCTCTGGTCGGATATAGAGCATCATATTCTTCATCGTTCTCCATACCATAATGCTCTAAATCGACGGAGTGACCGCAAGCAGGACATACTAAAGTATCTTCCCACTCGTCTTCAAATTCCATAAGTCCTCCGCATTCACTGCAAATATACCGTCCAGTAAGTAAACCGTCTCTCTGCGCGTTGTTAAAAAAGCTCATTGCAAATTACCTCCTTGATATTGTGTGGCACTATTAAGTATAGCGACCATCAGTATTTTATCAAGAGATAAAAAGCACTTTTACATCTCTCACAATAGCCCTTGTAAATTTCGAGCAGGAGAAAAACGAAGAGAACGTGTTGTATACACGAACTCTCCGCTTTTGGAACCGGTTTATTTCTTAGTCGGTCTGAATCGACTGAATAAACCTCTGAATGTCTGGGAGGTGAAAGTTCCGTCCTGTTCGAACTTGAAACCTCGTCTCATCCAAACGCCGTAGAACATCAACGGCAGCACCAGCTCAGCGGCAGCCATACCAAATCTGAAGTATCGATCTTTGACAGACTCTGCCATTTGAGCCGTCTTAGATTCCTGATCGATTTCACGATTCTCGATTTTGTCCAGACGCTCATAGGTATTCTTATCCTCTTCGAGCTTCAGTTTGTACAGCTTCGTCAAACTATCCACTGCTGTGGTATGCTCCTGACTTCCGGATTCGAGAGATCCCAAGCGCTTAATTTCGGCTTTGATCTCCTCTTCCAACAAACTTCTGTTTTCTTCACCCATATTCGTTTCTCCTTTCGTTTTAATAGGGTTCCATAAAAGGAAGTGTTATTTGTGCGGAATAAAGTCTTCACGCTTCACTTCCAATAGGATAGTTCTTTGAGCTATAATTTCATTAACGCTCTTTTTCAGTTCAAGAAAAAGATAGGGTCCGTCCGGATCAGACTTGTCAATACGCAGAAAACCAACTGGATGTTTTCGGCGAATGATAGATGAGACGACAAACCCAATCATAATTCCGACAACTACATAGACAACTTCCACGGTGATCTCCTTTCAAATCGTTTTTCAAAAATTTCAACCCGGGGATTTTTCCAGATACTAATTTAACACAGATACCCGTCACCTCCGTCCGGTTTTAATCTAAGTTAGAAAAAAGAAAGAGCCAATGCTATAGTGCATCAGCTCTCACTTCTCCATAAAGGACACTGTTATTCTTGCGAACCCTCGTAGACGATCTTCTTCCGTAAGTCAGACCAAGTTATATATCGGTCTTTACGGCATACGGGGCAATAAAACTTGCTTACTTTCCCTCCGATGTCCGTAAGTTCGCTGCTATCAGCCTCAAGTCTACTCTGGCAATTCGGGCAGTTGAAGCGATAGACTTTTTTCACTGCGATATCTACAATCTTCATTACCGTCTCTCCTTACTAAGCAGCCAGAAAAACCGTCTGTACAGGTCGTAATAAACATCCTTACAACATGGAATACCGGTTCTGGCTTTCAGATGGTCGTATGAAATACCCTCCGTTATAGCTTCCAAAATATAACACGAAAGCTCTTCGTCCGTTTCTTTTGCAACCCGTTCCACCATCTTCATACGATCGGCATAGTACAGCCTCTCATCAATGTGCTTGGTAACGGGATCACTAACAACATTTGTTTTACAGGGCGGAACTAATTGCGGCCATGAACCCGGATAGTCTATCAACGAATTGTACGCATGACGCCACAACGGGTACTGTAAGCAGAAATGCTTCAATTCGTAATAGCGGTGTTTCTCGATCCAGTAACGATTAGTCTCGGAAAGTTCTGGTCGTATCAATGTACTCATGCGCGTTCACCCCTCCATATATAGCCGGTCTCCTGCCAGAGGAGCTTAGGCGAAATATAAAAGTTGATGCGTCCATACTTAGAGTTCATTTCCTCTAAGTTCGTAACGAGCTTTCCACTCCGAGTAGCTTTTCCGATTGGTAGCCACCCAGATACGATGCCGGCTCGAACCCAGGATGCGTCTTTCCCGTAGACTCGTGCTGCAACTGCCACCGGGACAGATCCTGATGCAAATATAATTTCTTCCATTGGCGTTTGCCTCCTTTCAATCGCTATTTTAGGTTAGGAACGGCTGTTAGTAAAAACAACCTCGGTGGAAACAAGCGCCAGCGAATCATAGTCATTTCGCAAGGATAATCTTCAAATCCAAAAGTCTCACAAGTAATAAGACCTTCGAGCACGCCGATAATAATGTCTGCTTCATACTGTTTATACGGAAATATAAAGTCAGGAAGCTCTCGATGAACTGCATGGCATTTACAGCACCGAAGTCTTCTAATAGCTACCCATTTTTTGTTTCCGAATTTCGTCCGTACCAATCTTTGAACATGATCGTAGTATTTAAGCTGCCCTCCACATTTGGGGCAAATTGATTGGTTATCACTAATCATATCTCATTTCTCCCTAAACTAATAAGAAAAGTTGGAATGTAGGAGTTGACATTCCTACACTTATGATATATGATTACTAATAGCAAATCAATGGGGAAGGTGATAATAATGCTGATAAAATGTCCTGAATGCGAATTACAAGTAAGCGACAAAGCAGTTTCTTGTCCTCACTGTGGGTTTCCATTACAGCCAAATATAAAGCCAAGAAAACCTCGAAATAAGAACAATAAACGCCGTAGACTGCCAAATGGTTTCGGGCAGATCAGTGAGATCAAGAATCGGAATCTCCGCAATCCATTTCGAGCTATGATAAGTGTCGGAAAGGATTCGAACGGACGGCCTATCTGTAAACCTCTTAAACCGGAGTCCTATTTTCCAACATACAACGATGCATACGCTGCTCTCGTCGAGTACAATAAGAACCCTTACGACCTTGAACCGTCTATCACTATGAAAGAGCTTTACGAGAAATGGCTTGCCGAATACGAGAAGACAGTTAAAAGCACTCGTTCGGTAGCTTCAGCATGGGGGTATTGCTCGGCCGTATATGATATGCGAGTCAAAGATGTCCGCGCTCGTCATGTAAAAGGTTGTATGGATGAAGGCATATCGAAGGTTCGAGGCAAAGAAAAAACACCAAGTGCATCCATGAAGAACCAGATTAAGTCTTTGTTTAACTTGATGTTGGATTATGCCTTGGAGTATGAGCTTGTTGACCGAAACTATTCGCGAACTTTTAACCTCAGTGAGGAAACAATCAAAGAAATCGTCACAGTTAAGAACGAGCATATTCCTTTTACGGACGAAGAGATGGACTTGCTTTGGAAACACGCTGATGATAAAATGCTTGTAGATGTCCTGCTCATTCAGTGCTATTCTGGTTGGCGACCCCAGGAACTTGGTTTGCTGGAATTAAAGAATGTGGATTTGGAAAACTGGACTTTCCGAGGCGGTATCAAAACAGATGCCGGTACAGATCGTGTGGTTCCAATTCACTCGAAGATTCGTCATTTGGTTGAGCGAAAATATAAAGAGGCTCAGGAACTTGGAAGTCTGTACCTGCTCAACTATGTTAATTCGAATGCTCGTAGCAAAAACACTGCACTTACTTATGCTCGATACCAAAAAGGCTTTGGTATGATTCGAGACGAATTGAATTTGAACCCTGAGCATAGACCGCATGATGGTCGTAAACATTTTGTGACGATGGCTAAGAAGTACGGCGTTGACGAGTACGCAATCAAATATATGGTCGGTCACAAGATCTCTGACATCACCGAAAAGGTTTACACCCAGAGAGAATTTGAGTGGTTGAAAGATGAAATCGAAAAAATAAAATAGCTTGTAAAAACAAAGAAAAGCCTCCCCGAAGTGGGAGCACCAACAAAGGCACTCAGCACAACGAGGAGGCTGACTTTGTGTAGGAATATAGATGTAGGAGTAGTGTAGAAATAATGCACGAGTTACCTACATTTCTCGGCATTTACCCACTTCTAACCACTCTGAAAACAGCGTAATTGCATGGGTTTAGAAGTGGTTAGACCGTGATAAGTTTCTATCATATTATGCGAGAGTTTTTTACTATAGCAATTTTTAAAATTAAAGCGGATATCCGCATGAACAAAACCACCCTGAACAGTCAGAAAGAGAAACATTCCACGCTCTCCTTGCGGAGAGCGACGTTGTGCCCCGCGCAAACCCTGATGTGAATTACGAGATTTCTATCCACGCTCTCCTTGCGGAGAGCGACCGGTCTCTGTTGCTGCCT